TATTGTAGGATAAACAGCGCTAAAAAACATCTCTGCTATATTAGCAGGTACGAAAGCAAACTCATCAAGGAATATTATATTATATGAACCACCTCGAATCGCACTTGAAGATGTGGCAGCCGCCACAATAATTGATTTATTTTCTAATTCTATATTACCTTTGTTCCAGTTAATTACACCTTGTTGTAACCACTTTGGTAAATTTTCATATGCTAACTGTACTCTACCTAAAATATCTCTAGCAGTAGAGGACTTATTGGCAAGTATGGCAATATTACTGTTTGGATTAAATAATGCATAGTGTAATAGGTACGAAACGGTTGTTGTTGACTTACCTGATTGTCTTGGTAGTTTACAAATTGTAAATCTATTGTCATGTATTGTCCTTACTATATGTTTTTGAAAATCATACATCTTAAAGGGTACTAAACCCTCATCAAGAGATACGATTCGGATATAATTCTCCATGAAATACAAAGGGTCATTAGCACACTTTTGATATTCAACAATATTTTCTTTTGTGAATTCAACTGGTGTGTTGACCTTTTTTAAATTAGGATTACCTAGATATGCGTCACTCATTTATTACTATACCCTCTATATGTGTATATCCCATTTCAATAGCAGCCTGTACTCTTTGACTTCCTCTGAAAACAGAATATTCTTTTTCTGCATAGAGAACATTACCGACACCTCTTCTAGGAGTTTCTGATATTTTATATTTTCTAACTTCTATGGGGTTTAACAAGTTTTCGCCTTGCAATAATTCAGGCAAAGGCGTCATAGCTTTGATATAATGGATTTTACTTATGTCCAGTATTATCTTGTTCGGTACTTGTTTCTGTGCCTTCAATAACTTCATCATCTTTCCTATTTAACATTTTTTGTAATTCATTGGTAGAACCTACAAATAATGCATTTTTTATTTGAGTATTTGCCGACTTTGGCAACTCTTTCAAATCTTTTAATTTCTTTTGTAAATCTTGTAACTTATCTACAGTTTGTGCAACTTGTCCTATAAGTTGACCTGCAACTTCATATGCTCTAGGGTGTTGTCCCTCTTTTGCAATATCTAATATACCCTCAATGGCCTCATTACCTTTGTCAATTAAATTATAATAACTATCTCTACTATGTTCATAATCATTATCTACATCTTGTTTCTTTTCGTCAATCGTTCTAGGAACAGGAGGAGTTTTTACTACTTCCATATTAGGTTGTTCAAAGTCTGACACTTGTACAGAGGTTTCTTTCTTCTCTATACCTAAAATTTCATTTACATTATCTTCCAATTTACTCATCTGTATCACTCGTAGGGTTATATCGTTTACTATCATCATGGAAAGTTATAGTTGTTGTGAATCCAAAATCATCATCTCCATCAGCAGTTGTTGGTTTTGGTATAACAATAATTCTTTCTTCTCTTGTCAATGGACTATCTGTATCTGTACCAAGGTCTGCCTGAACAGTTTTAATAACACCTTGATTGGTCATTGGACCATATAGATATGTCTTAGCAGTAAAGCTTAAAGTATAAATTACTGCTCGTCTTTGTGTAAATTCACCATTGTAATTGTCTTCATAATTTACACTATTTAAAATAATTGGCACATCTCTTTTTATATCTAACTCGGGTATCATATTCATAGTTACTGTATATTCTGGTTGAAAGAATGGTAAAATTTGTTCTATGATTTGTAGTCCATTCTCAGCAGTTGCTGTAAAAGAATATAAGTTGAAATTAATATTGTATGGAACCGGTGCATAATTATAATTCATTTTTTTACCATCTTCACCAGACTTTACTCTAATAGTCTTTTGCATTTTATTAATTTTTCTAGTTGCGTCATAAGATAGACCAGTAATTTCAAAACCCATTCTAGGTAATGTAACTGCAACTGCTCTATCTTCTTGTAAGTTAGCTTGTTGTTCTAATCTAACTAAAAACTTTTCTTTTGGCGCATATGCTAATGGTACTCTCATTCTTTTGGTAACAGCACCTGTGCTACTAGTATTTTGAATTACTATATTATTGAATATTTGACCAAATGCAATAGTTAATTTTCTTAATCCTTCGTTATAAAAATGAGTTCCAAACATTATTCGTCAACCTCTCCAAATGGATTTCTTTCTGTAAAGTCAAGTATGTCATCTGCTGTTGAAGTAGTATCATATCCAGCTTCTGTATTCATATCTAGGTTACTTGCATATGGTGATTGTGTTTGTATATTAGTTTCAACATATGTTTCTTGCATTAGTAAGGCTGGTTGACCTGTAGAATAATCGTGATAGTCTTCTAACATTATTGAACCACGACCTGTTAATGTTTCTTGACCATATTCTAAAGTAAATTTGTGTTGTAATTGGTCTAGTGAGTGTTTGTCTTCTACTGCGTCTAGTGTACCAATACCTGTATTGATTTGTTCGTTTGCATATTCCCAACGAGTCACTTTTAATTTATAAACAGGTAAGTTACCCATTTGATAAAACGGCTCTTGGTCTTCTACAAATTGAATTTCAAAGAAAGCTTTTAAAAGTGGAACATAAACTACATCACCCTCATTAGGACGGCCACTTGCTGTTAGTGTTGCTTTACTAGCAACATGGTCCTCAAATCTTCTTTTAGATAATACAAGTGTTGTATCATCTCTGATTTCTAAACCAAACTTGTTGATGATTTCATTTTCACCAGCAAATCCTTCAGTTGTTTCAAAGTACATCTCTAATAGATAAGAGTCATCAAATCTTGAAGATGTATCTTCACCTAAAACCAAATCTCTATTTACAAGTGTACGAGGAAGATAATAGATATCTTGTCCAAAAATCTTTAGACTTTCTATTATAATATCTTCATGTAATCTTTTCTCGGCTTGGTTACCAATACCCTTGCCGCCTTGGAAATAGTGATTTACTGCCATGATTTTCTATCCAATCATCATTGCTGGATTTAACTCAAAGGTACTTCTAATCTCTTGTTCTAATTTTTCAATATCCTGTAATGCCTCTGAATAAATTTGTCTTCCATTTAATGTTACTCCACCAATCATTGCTACACCATCAAATTTAGATAGGTTAGCACCCCATTGTTTTTTGAATAATGCTGTGACATATCTTTTTAAGAATATATCATTGTACACATCTGTATGTACTGTTGGGTCCATTTTTCTATATGCTTCTATTACAATATATTCACCTACTGCTAAATCATTTGTCCAATCCATGTCAATATATAATCTATTGTCATGTTGATTAAATCTTAATGGTTTCTCACCTACCAAGATATGGTCTAAAAAGTCTAGGTGTCGTAATACTACATCATAGTTGATAACACTTGTAGATGAAAAATCATACAAGTCGTTTAATCTCATTTGATATCTTACATCAAACAAATTCATATTGGACTTGTTTGAAAATGGAAATATATTAATTACTGATATAACACTTTCAGGTACAACTATAAAGTTGTTACCCTCTTTCCATGTTGTAGTGACTGAATTCTTTGTGATTGATTCGGAAGAATCAGCCGTCATTCTTGTTTTATCAGCTTCTGTATATTGATATTTTAAGTATGTTCTTTGTATACCATCATAGTGGTATTGTGCGAAATATTGTAATGCCTCATCCAGTCTGTCTTCCAGCTGGTCGTCATCTGCGTTTATCTCAATGACTGGCTTACCTAACGCTCTTAAAGCATACTGTTTTAAATTTTCTCTTGTTGCTGGTTCTGCCATAATTGTTTACCTTTTCTGGTATATTTATAAGAATAATTATATCTTCGGAAAGAGATTATCTTCACAAAACAACTTAATATCTTCTTCAGGAAGACCTAATCTTTCCATAACTCTAGGTGTATGTGGGTTTTGTTGTTGATGTTCACAGTAATAATTCTGCGCTTTTATAACATCTTCTCTCTTAGCTTCGTCAGCATGTACTCTAATCTTATCTATATAATTAGCCAAATTGGACACGGCCATGGTACAAATTTTATTTAATTCTTCTTCCTCTGTAACATTGCCAGCTGCAATCATTCCACCACTAAAAATTGCTTTCGCCCAATCTGGTAATTCTCTCTCTTTACTTGGTGTAAACCATTTATTTTCTTCTATAAACCACTCTGTTAAAGGGTGGTGTTTCTGTAATAGTGGACTAAAATCGTGAAAGGCGCCTGTTACTTTTTTCTCGCCTGCTATGATATCAAAACCATATATAGGTCCACCGTTTGTTAATTCTGGAAATAAACATACATGAGCCATCCATAATTTCTTACTATCTCTTACATCAACTACATCTACATGTGCTCGTCTTATGTAATCATTTTTCCATG